ACACAATTTAAAATTGACCCCCGCCCCCCTTCTCGTGCCAAGGAGAGCCGCCACAAGGTGTTTTCTTACACCGCACGCCATTTTTGAGGGTTTTTAAGCGGTGTCATAATCGAAAACAGAAAGGAGGGTGCGATGTGGTCAAGAATCCATACTTCAAACAAAATTCGGGGCGTTTACCAACGGACCCTCCGAACTACTTAGGGACGGTGGCTAGAGAGACTTGGCGTAAAATCGTTCCGTTTTTAGAAGATACAGAAAAGGTCGAACGCATTGACACGTTTCTTGTGGAAACCTACTGTACTAACTACGAGATTTACAAGAAAGCCTACGAGGACGTTAAAGAAAACGGTATCCAAACCGAGATTAAAAAAGTTATTCAAGCACAAGGCAGTGGCGAGATTCTAGGCGAGCAGTCGATGGGATTTAAAAAGAACCCGGCCGTTGCTACAATGAAAGATGCCACTGAAACCCTTAATAAAATAGGGATTCAGTTAGGTCTGACCCCTAAAGGACGGGCAGAATTGGCTGAAATAGCCGGAGGGCAAGCTGACAATACATCTATGAAAGATAAGATGGCAGCATTCTTTAAATAAAAGAGGTGAAACATGCAAGAGATTGATTTGACCAAGTCAAAAGATGTAATCGGTGCTTATAATAGCATCGATTTTTCTTTCGAGCGAAAAACTTATACTGACTATGGCACACAATACTGTTTCAATGTGCTAGATGGCAAGATTGTTGCTGGTTACAATATTCAATTAGCATGTTTCCGACACCTCCGAGATTTGCAAAGACAAGGCGATAGCGATTTTCCTTATGTCTATTCGGTTGAAGCGTTTAACCGTTTCTTAAAATTCCTATCATTAGTGCCAAACGTTGATGATCTAAGTCAAAAACTAGAGCCTATGGATTGGCAATATTTTATATTTGCCCAACTATTTGCATGGTTTGATTTAGACGATGTACCAAGGTTTTCAAATATCATTATCTCGATTGCCCGTTCGCAAGGTAAAACGATGATAGCTGGTATCTGCCTTAATTTCTCTTATCTGATTGAAATTATTGGTCAAAGTAACCAAGATTTTCTTGTTAGTTCGCTAAACTTCGACCAAACAATGAAACTGTTTACCTACGTTAAATCTATGATGGCTAGAATCATCGAGAACGAGCCGTTTAAGTCATTGGCAGAGGAAACGCAAGTCCAGTTATATTCACGGGAGATTAAATCGCTCGTAGATGCTAATACTATCCATACCATTTCGTTTGAATCTGGTAAATTTGATGGTAAGCACTTTAAATTGGCCGTTGCCGATGAGGTCGGTGAGCTTAGAACGGATGAAGGGATTTCTAAAATCACATCCGGACAAGTTAACACCGAGGGTTCACGTTTTATTGAGATATCAACTTCTTACCAAACACCCGACGTTCCATTCCATCAAGAGCAAAAGAAACTGATTGAGATTATGGAACGTGACTTCGACAGGTCTGGTGATGACCAGCTATGTCTAATCTGGTCGCAGGATAATCTGGAAGAAGTTTTTAAACCGGAGACATGGGCAAAGAGTAACCCACTACTTAACCACCCTAAACTAAAGGATGGCTTGATGAAAGGGCTACTTTCAGAACGTGATAAGAAATTACTCATGGGAAAACTAGCCGACTTCCAAGTTAAGAACATGAATTGTTGGTTGCTTGCTGATAGCAATAGCTTCCTTGATTTAACCGATATTGAAAATGCAGTCGTTGATGATTTTGACATCAAGGGAAAACGTGTCTATGTCGGACTGGATGCGTCTATGTTCAGTGATAATACGGCTATTGGTTTTGTCTATCCCTACGTTGCTGAAGATGGCAGTCAGAAATGGCATGTCGAACAACATAGCTTTATTCCTTGGCAGCAAGCGGGCTCGCTAGAAGCCAAAATGGAACAAGACGGTGTCAACTATCGAGATTTGGAAACCAAGGGTTTTTGTACGATTACAAGCCATCCACAAGGGCTTATTAACCCAGAGGAAGTCTACCGTTGGTTTTGTGAGTATGTGGAAGATAATCAGCTTGATGTGGTCTTTTTTGGCTACGATGCCATGATGGTTTCTAAAATTATCAAGGCTTTGGAATCTAACACTAGTTTCCCACTTATGCCAATTAGACAGCGTACAAGTGAGTTGAAAGACCCAACAAAATTCCTTCAAACGCTATTTATCGAAGGGAATATCACTCGCCTTGATGACGAAATCATGCGAAAAGCCTTGATAAATGCGGTAATTAAAGAGGATAACATCGGTATTCAAGTCGATAAAATGAAATCGACCTATAAAATCGACGTTGTGGATGCTCTTATCGATGCGTTTTATGATGGTATGTATGCGTTCGAAGACTACGCTATTACCAACAATCCAACGTGGAAGGTCGAACACATGAGCCAAGAAGCCGTTTTAAATTGGCTAAAAAACCCAGATAGTGGGCTACTAGAGGAGTATTAAGACATGATTTTGAAGTTTTTTAAGGCAATTTGGGCTATTTTTGACATTTTGATGTTCATTTTAGCTGCGATTTCGCTTAATTTAACGACTTATAACCTCGGATACGTGTGGTTTGGTGTCAGCATGACCATCACATTCGTACTCGCTGGGTTGATTAGTGAGCTAGCCGCAAAAAAAGGCTAGAAAGGAGGTGATAATAATTGCCGATATTTAATTTAGCAACCGAAAGCCCCCCGAATAACCAAGTGGGCTTTTTTGATATCACTGATCCAGAGTTTTTAGCTACCTTGAATGGTAGTGAGTGGGTATCAGCCGAAACCGCTCTAAAGAACTCGGACCTATTCTCTATTATCAGTCAGCTATCCAACGACCTTGCGACTGCTAAGCTAACGACTAGCCGAAAACAGTTACAAGGTATCGTGGATAACCCGTCAAACAACGCTAACCGCTTTAACTTCTACCAGTCAATCTTTGCTCAAATGTTGCTTGGTGGTGAAGCCTTTGCGTATCGCTGGCGTAACGATAACGGGCGTGATATGAAGTGGGAGTATTTAAGACCATCTCAAGTCTCTTTCAATCAATTGGACAACCAGAATGGTCTTTACTATAACATCACATTCGATGACCCACGCATACCACCAAAACAGCATGTACCGCAAAGCGACATCTTACATTTCAGATTGCTATCCGTGGATGGTGGTTTGACAAGCGTCAGTCCGTTGATGGCTCTTGGTAGAGAATTGGATATTCAAAAGGCCAGTGATAAGTTAACGCTTAATTCCCTTAAGAACGCCCTAAATGCCAATGGTATTTTGAAGATTAAGGGCGGTGGTTTGCTCGATTTCAAAACTAAGGTCTCACGCTCTCGACAAGCAATGAAGCAAATGCAAGGCGGTCCGTTAGTACTGGACGATTTAGAGGACTTTACACCTCTTGAAATCAAGTCCAACGTGGCCCAACTACTCAAGCAAGCGGACTGGACGACCGGACAATTTGCAAAGGTCTACGGTATCCCAGAGAATGTTGTCGGAGGTCAAGGAGACCAACAATCATCACTAGAAATGAGCTCAAACGTCTATTCTAAAGCAGTAGCACGATATTTAAGACCATTCCTTAGTGAGTTATCTCAGAAACTTTCATGCGATGTGGACGCAGATATTTTCCCAGCGGTTGATCCGACTGGTGCTAACTATATCAGTCGTATTAATAGCATGGTTAAAAGTGGCACACTCGCACAGAATCAAGGTTTGTATATTTTGCAGCAAGCTGAAATTCTACCCAAAGAGTTGCCAGAGGGTAAGAACCCTAACCGTACCACATTGAAAGGAGGTGAGATAAATGGGCAAGATTGACATTAAAGGCGATATTGTAAGTGATGATGCTGGTGCTTTCTACGAATACTTTGGCATGTCTAGTACCTATCCGAAACTGGTACAAGATGCCATTGCAAACGACGAAGATGAAGAAATCACGCTTAATATAGCGTCTAATGGTGGTGATGTGTTCGCAGCTAGCGAAATCTATACAATGCTAAAAGCAAGTGGCAAGCGTATTGTAGTCAATGTGCAAGGACTTGCGGCTAGTGCTGCGAGTGTCATTTCTATGGCTGGTGATACCGTGCGTATCAGTCCAACGGCACATATTATGATTCACAAGGCATCCACTGGCATCGTTGGTAATAGTGATGACCTAGAGCATCAATCAGCGGTCTTAAATAGCATTGATGAGTCTATCGCATTAGCTTATGAAATGAAGACTGGTCTTAAACAACCAGAATTACTAGACCTTATGGCTAAAGAGACATGGCTTAATGCTAAAACTGCGGTTGATAAAGGCTTTGCGGACGAAATAATGTTCTTCGACAACGATGAAGAAGAAATCATGGTTACGAACGCCGTACATCAACTACCAAGCAAATCAGCAATCACTAAATTTAAGAATATGATTGCGACACCTAAAACCAATTCATTGCGTGAGCAAAAATTGGCGATTCTACTTGAAAAATGAAAGGAAGATGATTGATGAAAACATCAAACGAATTGCATGACCTTTGGGTTGCACAAGGCGACAAGGTCGAAAATCTTAATGAAAAACTTAACGTAGCTATGCTTGATGATTCAGTTACCGCTGAAGAATTGCAAGCAATCAAAAATGAGCGTGACACTGCAAAAATGAAACGTGACATGTTCAAAGAACAGTACGCTGAAGCTCGTGCTAGTGAAGTAGCTAACATGACTGAAGAAGAAAAACAACCATTGACTAAGAATGAAGAAGAAGTTAAAGATGCCTTTGTCAAAGACTTCAAAAACCTTGTTCGTGGTCGTTATCAAAACTTGCTTGATTCTAAGACAGACGGAACTGGTGCCGATGCTGGATTGACTATCCCACAAGATATCCGTACAGCTATCAATACTTTGGTTCGTCAATACGATTCATTGCAAGAGTATGTAAACGTTGAAAACGTAACTACTCTTACTGGTTCTCGTGTTTACGAAAAATGGGCTGAAATTACTGGTCTTTCTAAACTCGATGATGAAGCTGGACAAATCGGTGCTAATGATGACCCTAAATTGTCACTTATCAAGTACGCTATCAAACGCTATGCTGGTATCTCTACAGTAACTAACAGCTTGCTTGCTGATTCTGCTGAAAATATCCTTGCATGGTTGTCTGGTTGGATTGCGAAAAAAGTCGTTGTTACTCGTAACAAAGCTATCTTGGAAGTTATCGCAACACTCCCAACTAAACCAACATTGGCTAAGTGGGATGACATCATTGACCTTGAAGCTAAAGTTGACCCAGCTATCAAGCAAACTTCGTTCTTCTTGACTAACACTTCAGGCTTTACTGCACTTAAGAAAGTTAAGAACGCAATGGGTGACTACCTCATGGAACGTGATGTGAAATCACCAACTGGATACTCAATCGACGGTTTCGCAGTTAAAGAAGTTTCTGACCGCTGGCTTGCTAATGGTGCAGCTGGAGCTATGCCATTGTACTTTGGTGACTTGAAACAAGCGGTAACATTGTTTGACCGTCAACACTTGTCACTACTTTCTACTAACATCGGTGGTGGAGCTTTCGAAACTGATACGACTAAAGTGCGTGTTATTGACCGTTTCGACGTTGTTAAAACGGATGAAGAAGCGTTTGTGCCAGCATCATTTAAAGCGATTGCTGACCAAAAAGCTAATCTTACTGCAGGAGCTTGATTTAGGAGGTAAGCAATGAGTGTATCTAAGGAAACCATCATGCAGACCTTGAATCTGGATGAGACAGACGACACTGCACTCATTCCAGCTTACATTGAATCGGCTCAACAGTACATTATCAATGCAGTCGGTAGTGATAAGAAATTTTATGACCTTGAGAGTGTAGAATCTCTATACGACACGGCTGTAATAGCTCTCACAAGCTCTTATTTCACTTATAGAGTGGCTTTAACGGACACGGTGACTTATCCGATTAACCTAACTTTAAATAGCATAATCGGGCAATTAAGGGGCTTATACGCAACGTACAGTGAAGAAAGAGGTGACTAATGCCTAAAGTTAGATATTTACCCTCAGACTTTCGTTTCAAGGCTGATTTTGGTACATACCAAAGCACCCCTAATAAATTTACGGGCGTGAGCGTGCCAAAGTTTGTGAAACAGTTTACGCTGCACTATAAGCCACACACTCGCACACTCAATCAAGAGTATTTGGCCCAACAAAATGGCGAAAGCGATACACGAGTGATTGTTATTCGCCACAACGCTAAAGTGATTGAAGGTCAAGTCGCTGTTTTAAATGGCACTCAGTATGATATTGTGCGTGTTAGCCCAAACGAAAACTTTGGGCTCAATCGCTACGACTTTCTGACTTTGAGAAAGCATAAGAAAGTTGGGTGATAGCTTATGGTAGGGCTTGACAAAGCACTAGAGGGCTGGCTTGAAACAGTAGCTAGCATTGGTGATTTAACACCAGCGGAACAAGCCAAAATAACAACCGCTGGCGCAAAGGTGTTTCAAAAAGAGTTGGAAGAAGTCACTCGAGAGAAACACTACTCAAACAAAAAAGATTTGAAGTATGGACACATGGCTGACGGTTTATCTGTCCAGTCCACTAATGCGGACGGCAGAAAGAACGGTGTGGCAACCGTAGGCTGGAAGAATAATTACCACGCACAAAATGCCAGACGATTAAATGACGGTACGAAGAAATACCGTGCCGATCATTTCGTTACCAATGTCCAAAACGATAGTGCCGTTCAAAGAAAGGTGCTATTAGCAGAAAAAGAGGAGTATGAAAAACTCATTCGCAAGAAAGGAGGAAAGTGATTAAGTGTTAGCAACCGTAAAACTAAAAGAGCTGATTGACGGCAAAGAATTTGGTGAAATAAGCGAAATCTACGCAAACAACTTGCCTAAAGAACTCGAAGAAAACACCGATAAGACAATCGTTTTGCTCACTGAAAGCAATCCATCACTTGATTTGAGTGGGAATAATACCTTTTTCGGAAAAACGGATAGAGTGGAAGTCCAGATTTTTTACAAGGCTGATATTGATTTTGATATCGAAGCCTTTGAAATGGAATTGCTGAAATTCCTAAAATCTGAACACTACTCAATTACAGATATGAGAGAACATAGCATAGACCCCGATACATTACAGATTACGGCGGTCTTTTTTGTTGCTCTCGATAAATTAATTTAACAAAGGAGAAATTACTATATGGCAATTGTAGGTTTGAAAATGGTTCGACTTGCTTTGGTTGACCCAAAAACCCAAAAACTACTTAAAGGTGCTGACGGCCTTTCAACTGATGGCGTGATTGAAGTTGACTCAGCTATGCTTGGTACTCGTACCGCTAACATCTCAAACTTGGAAGGTCAAGCGACTAAAATTCCCGGGAACAACTCAGTGCAAGATGTTATGATTGCACCGGGTTCACCAACAGTAGCGTTCGACTTCAATAACCTTGACTTTGAAATCAAACAGAAAATGCTTGGTTTTAAACCAGACGGCAAGGGTGGTTACGTTATGGACGGTGAAAAACCACACACGGCGGTATTGATTGAATCTGAAACACTTGACCGCAAACACTCAGTGTTCTTTGGTTTCGCTAACGGTATTATGCAAGAATCAACTCAAAACGTTGCTACAGATACCGATACTGCTCAAACTCGTCAAGATGATAACATGACATTCAATGCCTTGTCAGCGATTGCGTTCGGCGGTGAGCCATACAAGAAATACTATTCTGGTGCATCTACGTTTGATAAAACTAACATGTTCAAAGAAGTCTTCGGGGGCTATGCCCTTCCTGCTGCTTCAAACAGTATTTAATAATTCGCAAGAGGTCGGGCTAATGGCCTGACCTCTATTTTGTGTTAAAGGAGTAAAAGATAAATGGAAATCAAAACTATTAAAATCCCAGAAATCAGTAAAAAGGCGTTTGAAGTAGCTACGAGCAACCGCAATGTCTTGCGTATGCACGAGTACCAACTAGCCGTACTTAAAATCAGCGACACCGTTGAAGAAGGTGACACGCAAGAGCAAGCACAAGCGAGCTTCACAATCCTCAAAGAAATGCTTAGTTTTATCCGTGCGGTTCTCAAGTTGGATGATGAAGCCTATGACAAATTGCTTGATTTGGACAACGAACGTACACAAGAGATTGCCGAAAAATTGGTGGGTTATATGTACGGATTGACAGACGAACAACTTGAAAACGCCGCTGGTGAAACTGACCCAAAAGATTAAAGTCTAAAGGCGAACAGATTTTTGATTTAGAAAATCGCATTGAAGATTTGAAAATCATTGCTAAAAAATCAATCCAAGGCTTTGGGTGGACACTAGATCAGTATTACGACACTGACTATTACGAGCTAATGAAAATCTTAAATGCCAAAGAGGAAGAAGATAGAATGGTGGACCCAACATCTTTACTCTAAATATTTAAGGGAAGGAGGAAAAAACATACATGGCAAAAGTACAAGCTACCATGTCCACGGAAATTGCTTTGGATACGCTTCAAGCAGCTAACTCGATTAAGCGGTTAACTCAGTTAGTCAATAGCTCTACGAACGCATGGAAGGCACAAGAAAGCCAAATGCGTAGTGCTGGTGACTATTTGGGAGCGGCGCAAGCTAAGTACGATGGTTTGGGTAATGCTATTCAAAACCAACAACATAAGATTGAGAAACTGAAACAAGAGCAGTCTCAACTTAAGGGTAGCACCGCTGAAACCGCTGAACAGTATCTAAAATACCAACAACAGATTGACCAAGCGACTACTCGTCTGGCATCGTTGGAAAATCAACAACGGCAAGCTAAGAATAGCCTAGATTATCATAGGTCTGGGCTTGCTGAATTGCAGAAACAGTACAAGCTGCAAAATGAATCGTCTGAAGCCTACGTTAAACGCTTAAAAGCGGAAGGTAAAGAGGATGAAGCGAGGGAAGAACAACTTAAGCAATACAAGAGTTCGATTACTAACTTAAATAAGCAGTATGAGAAACAAAAAGATATGCTTGAGCGTGTCGCTCGCCAATCTGGTAAAACCTCTGAAGAATACCTTGTTCAGCGTAGACGCTTGGATGAAACGGCTACTAGTTTGGCTCATGCTCGTAATGCTGCCGATAGATTGAATGATGAGATTGAACAAAGTCAACGTTCTAGCTCACTCATTGGTCGCTTAAAAGATAGTTTTAAACGTTTAGGTAGTGAAGTCAGTGAGACTGAAACGAAAACCTCACGTTTGAAAGGTATCTTTGGAGCTACGTTTGCCGCTAACTTAATTAGCAACGGTTTCCAAAACGCATTGGGAGCTATTAAGGGTAAGTTTGACGAAATCGCACAATCCAGTGCCGAATACGTTAAATACCAACAAACCATGAACGCCACTTGGTTAACCTTGACAGGTAACGCTGAAGAAGGTAAGAAAATGGTTGACATGACCAACCAAATGGCGCAAGCGGCCGCTAACTCAACCGAAATGGTTGATGGTATGAACCAAAAATTCTATGCCGTTACTCACAATACAGAGTTGACTAAGCAACAAACGCAAGCCATTCTTACCTTGCAAGATGCGTTTGGTCAGACTGATGCAGCCGTTGAGAATTTCGCCACTCAGTGGGCTCAAATGATTGCTAATGGTAAGGTCCAAGGGCAAGACATGATGTCTATTATCAATGTCTTTCCGGAAATGAAAAATCAACTTAAAGAAGTAGCTGCACAAGAATTGGGCATTGCGGACATGACCGCCGATAAATATGCGGAGCTCCAAAAAGATGGTAAAATCACCGCAGAGATGGCACAAAAAGCCTTGTTTGAGTTGCAAGACAAATACAAGGATGCTACGGCTAACTTCTCAACGACTATCGGCGGTCTTGAAAGAACTATCCAGTCTCGTATGCCAGCGGTAGTTGCAGCTTTCCGTGACCCGATTGATAAAATGAAAAATCCTTTCTTGCAACAGATTGGCAATTGGGTTGCTGACCCTAACACTGAAACTAAATTTAAAGATTTAGGGGAACACGTTTCCAAAGGTCTAGGCACTATCATGGATGCCTTTTCTAAAGTCTTTAATCTCGGTGATGGTACAGATAAACTTAATGGCTTAATGGACGGTCTCAATAAGTTTGTCGATAATTTGAGTAAGAGCATTGCTAACAACGCCCCTAAAATCGTGGCTTTCTTTAAAGAGGTTAAAGATAGTTTAGCTTCGGTGTTTAGCATTGGTAAAGACTTTGCTAGCGGTGTTTGGGAAACTGCCGTAGGCATGATTAAAGGTGTTGCCGAAGCGCTTAACCTAATGACTGGCAACGGCAAGAAAGCTAAATCACCAGTAACATCACTATCAAAGGCTTTAGGCGGTATTGCAGAACATAAAACGGCTATTAAAACGGTCGGTTCTTTGTTTGCTGCTTACTTTGTAGGTTCTAAAGTAGCTTCAGGAGTGATGAAAGTTGCGAAAGCTATTAACGTGATGAAAAATTCAACGATAGCTATGACTGTCGCCCAAAAAGCTATGGCTGCCGCTCAAAAAATTGCGACGGGGGTGCAAGTAGCATTGAACGCAGCAATGGCAGCAAATCCCATCGGGTTAATCGCTGTTGCGGTAGCAGCGGCTGTCGCTGCATTGGTATTGCTCTATAAACACAACAAGAAATTCAAGAAATTTGTTGATGGCATGTTTAGTGCTGCTAAAAAAGCCTTTGACAAGATTTTTAAAGTGACAAAAGAAATCTTTGGTAAGATCATTGATTTCTTTAAAAAGGACTGGAAACAAGTCCTTTTGTTTATTGCCAATCCGATTGCCGGGGCGTTTGCTTTAATCTATAAGCATAATAAGAAATTCAAGAAATTCGTTGATGGTATCGTTAAGAACATCAAAGACGGTTTTTCTAATGCTGGCAAATGGCTCGGTAAGACATGGGATGGCATGAAGAAAACTTGGACGGGTGCGATGGACTCAATGACCAAGAGCACCAAGAAAGGTTTTGAAAAGACCAAAACTTACTTCACTGGCGGCGAAAAAGGTATCAAAGCCTTCACCAACACCGCTAAGAAGTTGCTTGTAATCTCTAATCCAGTAGTCGCTGGTTTTGAGTTGATGTACAAGCATAACAAGCCATTCAAGAAGTTTGTCGATAGCACCGTGGACCATGTCAAAGATATGGCGAAGGGCGTTGCAAAACACATGAGTAATCTAAAAAAAGACTGGTCTGATAAGTGGGATAACGTCAAGAAATTCGCATCTAAAACATGGGAAGGTATCAAGGGCAATGCCACTGAAGCAATGACTGCCCTTGGTAAAGATATTGACAAACACCACAAGGGTATCAATAAGAACTGGTTTGACGGTTGGGAAAACTCTAAAAAATTCCTATCTAAAAAATGGGATGAAATCGGAGCGTTAACACAAGAGAAATTTGGTGTTAACATTACCAAATTGATTACCGACGCTTTAACCAACATCGCTAAATTCTTCAAAGATACATGGGATAACGTGAAAAAAGGTTTTGGCGAAATGTGGGACGGCATGAAGAAACTTGCCGGAGACGGTATCAATGCTGTCATTGCCTTGCCAAATGCTGGTATTGATGGTATCAATAAACTGATTTCTGACTTTGGCGGTAGCAAAGAGGCTATTTCTAAAATTCCTAAAGTTAAGTTTGCCGGTGGTACTGGTATGTTTAGCTCATACCGAAACCCAATCACTAAACCTACGTTAGCTATGCTTAATGACGGCTACGATAGCCCTGAAACCAACAACCAAGAGATGGTAATTCTGCCTAATGGTAAGTCATTCTTGCCACAAGGCCGAAACGTTGAATACCTCTTGCCAGCCGGTTCGGAAGTTATCAATGCCAGTGAGTTGGCTATGCTTATGGGTGTTGAACGTGGAGCCTTTGCGAAAGGTACTGGTTTCTGGTCTAAAATCTGGGACACTGCCACCAACGTTGCTGGTTCGGTTTGGGACACTATGAAGAACGGCGTCGATAAATTCATGAAAATGATTGAATTTGTCGGTGATGTCGTTAAAGACCCAGTGGGATCATTAGCTAAGAAATTCAGTCCTAATGCTGATAAGTTAGCCGGTATGTTTAACCCACTCGGTAATGCACTGTATAAGAAACCAGTCGAAGAAGCTAAGAATTGGTGGAAAGAACTTTGGTCTATGGCTAACGCTTCAATGGATGAAGGCACTGTGGCTATGGGTGCCAAAGGCGACGACTATCGCTTCAAAGACAAGGCAAAAGACGCTGGTGCCGACCCGTGGGGTTACTTCTATCGTGAGTGTGTATCCTTCGTTGCCAGCCGTTTGGCTAACCTTGGTGTTAAACCTAGTCTGTTTAGTCACCTCGGAAATGGTAATCAATGGATATCTGCCAGCGTGCCACACTTAAGTAGACCAAAACCGGGGACGGTAGCGGTTTACACCGGAGGGCCAGTATCAAGCAACCACGTTGACTTTGTAACGGCAGTACATGGCGATACCTACGACGGTGAAGAATATAACTACGGTGGGAACGGTCAGTATCACCAATACGCTGGCCGTCACATTGCTAACGCTGCTACCTTCCTTGACTTTGGGGTGCGTGATAGTGGTGGTGGCGGTGAAGATAATAGCAAGCCACTTAAAGACCGTAACAGTCCACTTCAAACGTTGATTAAACGACAAGTTGGTGGCATGTTCGACTGGATTAAGAAAACCCTTGGTCCGTTGCTCAGTCCAGCGGGTGGCGGTGAAGACGGGCCACAAGGTACTGGCGTTTCTCGTTGGCGTGAGTCCGTAGTTAGAGCATTGAAGGCAAACGGTATCGAACCGAATGACTTCCGTGTATCTAAAATTTTGGCAACTATCCAGCGTGAGTCTGGTGGTGACCCTAACGTACAAAACAATTGGGATAGTAACGCAAGAGCTGGTACACCGTCTATTGGTTTGATGCAGACTATCCAACCAACGTTCGACGCATATAAACACGCTGGTCACAACAATATCCGAAACGGTTATGACAACTTGCTTGCTGCAATCAACTACATCAAGCATCGTTATGGTACATCGGATGCAGCCTTTAACCGTGTCGCAGCCTATGGCTATGCTAACGGCGGTCTAGTCCGAAAGAATGGTGTTTATGAATTAGCTGAAGGCGATATGCCAGAATATGTCATTCCAACGGATATCGCAAAACGTGGTAGAGCGTGGCAACTACTTACTGAAGCAGTGGCACGTTTCGCCGGCGATGCCCCACAAGGCAATCACGACAACACTTCAGACCGTGAGCGTGTTTCTGTGCTAGAAAGCAAGCTAGACATCATGATTGACTTACTCGGTCAATTGGTAACTAATGGCTCTAACCCTATTGAAGTTAGAAACATCATTGACGGAAGAAGTGTGTCAAACGGTCTAGCACCGTTCATGACGAAAGCAACAAACGATTATGAACGCAGACAAGCGTTGCTAGGAGGTAGCATTATTTGATAGGAATGTCAGTCATTTTTGACGGTAAGAACTTAACCGAATTATTCAATGAAGGGCAAGGGCGTACCGTTCCAGTAGATGTCACGAAAAATGTGGCATCAAATTTCAACAACAACTATCAAGACCAAGGACGTAGACGCTACGGCCAGCAATTCCTATATAGCACCTTGTCAGTCAAGCAAATTCAAGTATCGTTTACTCTAGTTGGTAACTACGACTACTTTAATACCATTGCTGAAACGCTAGGCGGATACCTCAACGTTGATAAACCGAAACCATTGATTTTCGGTGATGAGCCTAACAAGGTTTGGGAAGCTATCCCGTCCGGTCAAGCGTCGCTTACCGTGGATAAGAACACGGCACCGATTACCGCAACGGTAACGGTTACGTTTGACGTTCCTAAAAGTTACGGTGAGAACAAGGCACAAGCCCTAGTAAGTAGCGACGGTGAAACCAAGTACGGAAGTATTAAAAAGGTATCCACTGGGCATTACAAGGCTACGTTAAAAAACTTTGGTACGGCTGAAACTTACCCAGATATTAAACTGAAATTTAATTCAGATAATGGCTGGGTTGGGGTTGTGAAGTCTTCCAGCGAAAGCTACGAGATTGGCAATCCTAACGAGGTAGACACTCGGACAGTCAAGCAATCTGAAATTCTGTTTGACTACGTTTCTAACAACTGGATCACTAATGGTTTTGCAGTCGGCGCTAAAAACCAAGGGCGTTTCAACGACAACTTGCAAAGTTTGAATGGAACACTTGCGATTGATAACGCATGGGGCAGACCACACATTGCCTTAACCAATCGAGGTAGTGGCTCAACCTTGCTACGTGGCAGCTCAATTACATGGGATATTCCAGCGGATAGCAACCGAGAAAAAGGCTCGCTGTATGAATATATGTGGTGGAGACAAATTTTTTGGCTAGGTGGTTCTAACGAATGTGGCTATATCAAAATATCTGTAACGGATGAAAGCGGTACGTTCCTATATGGAGTGGAAACCCTTAAGCACGTCAACGGGCTAGGGTGTGAGTATCGTTTTCTTGCCAGCGATGGCAATGGTAGTTATCGCACACTAGACAGAAAATCATTTTGGGGAACACATATTCAGACACAAAACCCATTCAACGAACCGCAAGGGTGGGCAGATATGCAACGCTTTGATGACGAAGTACAGTTTTATTATCAAGGCGGGTACCCTAAGTTTAAGATTCCAGAGATCAAAGGGAAGAAATCAGCTAAAATCAATATCGGGTTCTTTGGTATTGGTGATGCGCCGCTTGTAACTCACATGTATCTGGATAGCTTTGTCTATCGAAAAGATTATGTGAACAAGGAAGAAGATATCCCTAACCGTTTCCGTAAGGGCTCTATCCTTGAAATCGACATGGCTAAAGGTAAAACACTAGTTGATAACTTGCCAGCATCTAACGAGCTAACTTACTTATCCGAGCCGTTCAGTATCGGCACTGGTGAAACAGAAATTGACATCTACACATCGAGTTGGACAAGGACTGACCCGACTATTGAAGTAACATGGAAGGAGCGTTTTGTTTAATGCAAATTTGGATTCATGACAAGAACATGCGTAAGGTTTGTGCTTTGAACAACAACGTTCCGGGCATGCTGCCATATTCAAACAGTCAATGGCATCCTTACCTTGAATACTCAACCAGCACGTTCGATTTCACAATTCCGAAAATCGTAAACGGAAAGTTGCATGAAGATGTTAAATATATCAAAGATGATATGTTTGTTTCGTTTTATTACGATAACTCTTATCAAGTTTTCTATGTGTCGCAACTTGTCGAAAACGATACAACATTCCAAGTAACATGTAACAGCACCAATCTCGAATTGGCACAAGAGCAGTCAGTTGCTCTTAAAAGCAACGGGGCGCAAAATATTGCATGGTACTTAGAACACCTTGAAATTCTAGGGTTTACAAATCTTGAAATTGGCGTTAACGAGGTTTCCGATAAAACAAGAACGCTTGAATTTGAGCCACAAGACACAAAACTGGCACAATTACACAGTCTCATGTCTAAATTTGATGCTGAATTCGCATTCCGTACCGAATTGAATCGAGACGGTACGATCAAGCGTTTTACTATCGATATCTACCAGATTCCAGACGAAAACCACCACGGTATTGGTAAGGCTCGTGGAGATGTAGTACTGCATTATCAGAATGAACTCAAAGGCGTTCAAGTAACGAGTGACAAAACCCAGCTATTTAATGCTGGGGTGTTCACTGGTGCGGACGGTGTTAACCTTGAAAGTGTCGAGTTTGAAGAAAAGAACGAGTTAGGGCAAGTAGAGTTCTACTCACGAAAAGGTAGTAGTTATGTGTTCGCTCCACTATCTAGGGAACGCTACCCATCAACCATGAACCCAAACAATGCCGATAACTGGACACGTAAGGACTTTCAAACAGAATACAAAAATACCGATGCGTTAAAAGGCTACGCATTGCGTACCATCAAGCAATACGCTTACCCATTATTGACCTATACCGTTGACATTCAATCTAGTTTCATTGAAAACTACAAGGATATCAATCTGGGAGACACTGTTAAGATTATCAATAATAATTTTAGAGGTGGGCTAGCTCTCGAAGCTCGTGTGTCTGAAATGGTAATCAGTTTTGACATGCCGTTGAATAATTCGGTTGTATTTTCGAATTATCGTAAAATTGTCAACAAACCATCTGACAGTTTGCAACAGCGTATTGATGAAATCGCAGCAAGAGCCTTGCCGTACCGTGTCGAGATCGCAACCACGAACGGAACAGCGTTTAAAAATGGCGTCGGTCGCTCGACTGTTCGACCAGTTTTAAAACAAGGCGATAAAACTGTTAATGCAACGTGGCGTTTCGTAATTGACGGTGTCATTAAATACGTGGGTATGACCTACGACATGGTGGCGTCAGAAATTACTCAACCGACAGCCTTAACGGTTTCTGCATGGGTAGATAATAAAGAAGTAGCTTCAGAAGAAGTTACTTTTTTAAATATTTCAGACGGGAGAAATGGTGCGAAAGGCGACCCCGGACCTAAAGGGGATAAAGGCGAACAAGGCCCGAAAGGTGATAGAGGTAATGACGGCTTACCCGGAAAAAACGGTGTAGGCTTGAAATCTACCACTATCACTTACGGAATGAGTGACAGTGATACTGTGATGCCTACGAGCTGGACTTCCAATCCGCCTATCTTGGTTAAAAGTAAATACCTATGGACTAAGACACAGTGGATGTATACGGACTTATCTAGTGAAACTGGATACCAAAAAACATACATCCCACAGAACGGTTCTAAAGGTGACGATGGACTGCCGGGGAAAGACGGCGTGGGGCTAGTGAATACTACCTTACGTTATGCGAAATCTACGGACGGTGTCAATAAGCCGTCCGGGGTTGTGGTAGCTAATTTTCCTAACGAGATTAAACCTAATCGGTCAAGTATCGATAATTTTATCATGACTGGCCAACGCGTCCGATTGGAACAAAGTAAGACTTATATCTTATCTGCCGAAACCAACGGAGCATTCACCAACCAACATACTCCAAACCAATCGAGTGACAATGCTACGATTTGGCTTGTCAATCCAAGTTTCGGTACATGGTTAGTGATCTCTGACGGTAATACAGCTAACGGCACAAAATACACTCACAACCGCCCTACTGGTGACTATGAAATCCGTGTCAATGGTTACAAAGCCGATAATTCGACATGGATTAAAAACATCGTATTCGAGGACGGTACATGGTCGCCTGACATCCCAGTGGTTAACCCCGGGGAGTATCTCTGGACTAGAACGACATGGTTCTATTCAGACGAAACGAACGAACAAGGTTTTTCCGTTGCGAAAATGGGCGAACAAGGACCTAAGGGAGACCGTGGGAACGATGGTATCCCCGGTAAAAATGGTATTGGCATTAGAAACACCAGCGTTCTATACGGATTATCTGTATCTGAAACCGTGCCACCTACGGCGTGGTATCAAAACCCACCAGCTTTAGTTAAAGGGCAATGGTTTTGGACCAAGACGGTTTGGACTTACACAGATAACACCACTGAAACGGGATATCAAAAAACCTATGTTGCCAGAGATGGTAATGACGGTAATAATGGTATCGCTGGTAAGGATGGTGTCGGTATTCGAAGCACAACCATTACTTATGCACAAGGCACATCCGGAACGGTAGCACCAACGACTGGTTGGACTAGTCAAGTACCTAACGTGCCAGCGGGGCAATTCCTCTGGACGAAAACCGTTTGGAGCTATACCGACAACACTAACGAGACTGGTTACTCAGTCTCTAAAATCGGGGAGCAAGGACCACAAGGTGTTAAGGGTGACACTGGTGCGAAAGGTGATCGTGGGGAGAAAGGCCTGCAAGGTGAACGTGGTTTAACTGGCCCTCAAGGACCGCAAGGACTAACCGGTCCTGTCGGTCCACAAGGTTTGCAAGGCCCAAAAGGAGACCAAGGCATACCCGGTGTTAAGGGTGCTGATGGCAAAACACAGTATACCCATATAGCCTATGCTGATACTGTTTCTGGTGGCGGATTTAGTCAAACCGACACTAATAAGGCTTTCATCGGTATGTACCAAGATTTCAATGCCACTGACAGTCGTAATCCGCAAGATTACCGCTGGAGCAAGTGGAAGGGTAGCGATGGACGGGATGGCATTCCGGGTAAAGCTGGAGCTGACGGAAGAACGCCTTACGTCCACTTTGCTTATGCCGATAGTTCCGATGGTCGAACTGGTTTTAGTTTGACCCAGAATGGTAATAAGCGTTATTTGGGTGTATGTACTAACTTTGATAGAGCTGATAGCACCAATCCTTCAGATTATACGTGGAATGACATGACGGGCAGTGTTTCTGTTGGTGGTGAAAACCTAATCGTTAACTCAGCGTTCCCGGATAATTTGGATAGCTGGTATTATTGGGCTCCCAATAGTACCAACCCAAACTTATCTATTAGAACTCATGCCTACTATTACAACAGCGGTAAGAATCTGTTGGCACTAACAACAACAACAACAACAACGCCAAGCTCAACAGCTAGATTTCCGGTTAAACGCAATACTACCTATTCATTTAACATTCAAACGTTTGCTACTGGGAACATCAAGGGAGTAGATATCTATTTCCTTGGTCGCAAATCAAACGAAACCGGAATGTATTCGAAGGCAGTGCGTTTCAAAGCGCATACTGGCTCACCGTCAACCACTCAAATGGTTAAATGGCATCTAACTTTTAACTCCGGCGAATGTGATGAAGGTTTTATCCGTATCGATAATACTGGTACAACCAACGGCAGTCAGTCGTTGCTATTCTTCACCGAGCTTGATTGCTACGAGGGGACGACCGACCGAGCGTGGCAAGCGTCTCCGAAAGACCTAGCTAGTCAGTTAGACGGCAAAGCCGATAGTGCGTTGACACAAGACCAGATTAATAAACTGAACGAGCTTAACTCAATCGTACAAGCTGAGTTGAAGGCTAAAGCTAGTCTATCAGTGGTCAATCAGTGGGTGAAGTCTTATCAAGATTTCTTGTCAACGAACCAAGAGAACAAGAACAAGACTGAAAAAGCCTTGGTTGAAGCAAGTCAGCGTATTGTGAAATTGCAAAATGATTTAGGCGAAACCTCGGAGCGTTGGAACTTCCTCGACAATTACATGCGAGCGTCCAACGAAGGCTTGACTATCGGGAAAAACGACGGCTCTAACTCGGTAATGGTTTCAGATAAGCGTATCTCTATGTTTAGTTCGGGTACTGAAGTCATGTACATCGATAAAGGTGTTATCCACATCGAAAATGGTATCTTCTCGAAAGCTATTCAAATTGGGTATTATCGTGAAGAACAAGACTTAATTGACCCGAACCGCAACGTAATTAAATGGGTAGGAGGTAATTATTAATGGCTGGAGGGAAAGCGATTCTGCGTGCGTATGAAGCTAGCACGAACATTGATAGGAATACATCTCAAGTGCGTTTACAGCTCTATTGGGAAAACGGAGATACTAAAATTTCTGGTGTTCCCTGGGAAGCGTACATTGATTATGACGGCGGGAAACGTTTGTCAAATTCTGGCACATTAACTGTTGAGCCTAATCAAACAGCTATGTTGATTGACCAAGAGGTCACTGTCGCTCACGGTGGAGATGGGACACGCACAATTTACTACCGCGGAGAACTTAAGAATAAGAGTAATAACAAGGTTATGCCTATTAATAATGCAAGTCTCACCTTGACCACTATTTCCCGTGCCAGCTATGGTGCGGATGTAACAGCTGAAATTGCCAAACCAGTGACCATCAACATTACCAAACGTGAAGCATGGATGAGGCATTCAATTTGGGTGCGTGTTGGTGAATGGGAACAGAAAATTGCTGGGGATAATATCGATACCAGCTATACATGGACACCGCCTATTGATATCGCTAATCAATTCCCAAACTCGACGAGTGGAACGGGAACGATTACTTACATATCATACGCTGACGGGATTGAAAGAGGAAGGGATATCCGAAAAATCACGGTCAGTGTCCCGACCAGTCTATTTAAGCCCGGTTTCACTGGTTTCAATCTATCCGATACAAATCCAGTTACACAGAACCTCATTCCTAGCCCTACGCATTTCGTTAGTACGCTATCTCGTATCAAAGTAAGTTTTGACGGTGCAAGAGGTGCAGCAGGGGCTTCCATCACAGGTTACTATGCAGAAATCGTTAGTGGGAACACATCCGCTCAAACAAACGGCGGTATCTTAACTGTACCGACTACGATGACCGACAAGCAAATGACTGTTAGGGCTAAAGTGCAAGACAGTCGGGGCGTGTGGTCTGATTGGCGAGAACAGTCTATCATGGTGCTGGCATATTTCAACCCAACACTACGTTTTGAAGCTAAACGAACGGGTGAAAAGTTAGACACGATCACGCTGAAACGATTCTTAAAGGTCGCAGCCTTGTCCGTCAATGGCACGCAAAAAAACACAACCAAGCTGACCTTTAAAACAAGAAAGGTTGGTACGGATACTTACACGAATGATAGCACAAACGAGTGGCAGAATATTTCTGAATTAAACGGCTCGGATGCTAATCTTAATGGAAAATATCCAGCCGATACCTCGTTGGAAGTGTTGGGGCGTGTCGAAGATAAATTCTCATACACAGAATTTGTTATCACAGTTTCAACAGATAAGGTAGTGATGAGCTACGAACGTGATGGCGTCGGTATAGGTAAGTATCGTGAAATGGGGGCGTTAGATGTTAACGGCTTGATTTATTCGGACCGAAAACAGATACAGCACCACAAGCTAACCGAACCAAACGGCGCAGCGATTGATAACAAAGTAGCTAACCTAAACGATTACAAAGTCACGGGCTTTTATTCGATTTTAGGTAACTATAAGAACCATCCAGCATCGGGCGAGGGTGGTTATTTGGAAGTCGTGGAAAGTATTTCTGGATATCACCAAACATTAACAACTGTATCTGGTCGAATGTTCAAGCGAACAGTAACGACTAACTCTAACGGCTCATGGATTGAATACACGCCGAAACCCGAGAAACCAGAACCAGCAATGGTTAAACGAGAGGTTGATTTAGGATGGGATGTAAAACTTTCCCTAGCCAGAAAAGGCTCGATAGTGACTGCTTCGATAAATAGAAGCGTCTATAAAGTCGGAGTTTACGAAAATGGGAAGATGGAAACAAATTCCATCCCAAATGGTTTTAGACCAGCTATCCCAGCGCATCTTGTAGCTAACAAAAATGTTAGCACGAAGCATAGCGATGTCGCTGTTTGGACGTTTTCACCCAATGGTGAGATTTTCTTAACCAACCAATCGCAAGAACCGGCGGTATACACTGGCACAGTAACTTACATCACTGAAGATAATTAAGAAAGGAAAATAATAATTATGTCACTTAAAATTACAAAACAACGCACAATTAATGCAGAATTTAACGTCGAAGAAGAAGGAGCTACAATCCTTGTCAAACAGACATTCATCAGCGTAGATTCCAATGCAGTTTCTACTGTTCAAGAAAATCTTCTTAACGCTGAACTCTACGCTAAACATCGTCAAGAAATGCGTACAGACGAACGTGCTCTACGTGACTTGCGTTATAAAGTTGAAGACGAAATCTTGGCTGATACTACACAAGCGTAATACGTTAAAAATGGGGGTTAAATAAAAATGTTAAGGAGTGTTAAATGCACAAACCAGACGGCATTTTTGGCGTGTTTGAAGTCGTCAAAGATTTCTATGAGCATGGCATAGACGACCACCTTTGGGTGTTCCTACTCATGCTTGTTATTGTTGCTGATATTGTGTTGGGCGTTTCAAGGTCATGGGCTTTTCATGAGTTTTCGAGCCGTAGGTTTCGAAAAGGATTGGTTAGCCACACGGCTATGTTGATTATCGTAATGGTATCCTATCCGTTTATGGTTTTCATGAATCTAGGCGGTGCTATGGATGCTTTTATTTTCGCCATGCTATCAGCGTACGGGGCTAGTATTTTGGCTAGCTTATCGGCTCTAGGGGTTGAAATTCCCTTCATTGACAGATTTGTCAAGAAAAATATTGATAAGGATAAATTTAATCTTACCAAGGAGGAAGAAGAAAAATGATTAATTTTAAACTACGTTTGCAAAACAAAGCTACTCTAGTAGCTCTTATCTCAGCGGTTTTCTTGATGTTGCAACAATTCGGACTTACTATCCCACACAACATCCAAGAGGGCGTAAATACTTTCGTTGTGATTTTGGTAATCTTGGGTATCGTAACAGACCCAACTACTAAGGGTGTAGCAGACAGTGAACGTGCATTGAACTACCATCAACCTCGTGAGGACTAGCCTATGGCTAAGCTCATGACCTCTATCAACCAAATCGAAGGGGGTGACATTCTCAAAAGTGGGGATGTTACCTCAGTCTTTGGTTTTGAAATTCTAGGGTACGATGGTAAACGCATGGAGCTTACCGGAACCGGTAAGCTCACATTGTCAAACGACGAAACAGTAGCACTTTATCAAGATGTTGCCGTTGAAAATGGGGTGTTCTCATTCTCAATGGGTAACGTAGTAGCTACTGGCACTTACTACCTTGAAATTAAACTGGATGGGCATATTTTCCCGTCTAATAATTTCAAAGTGAAAGTGAAGAACTCACTGAGTGTTGACAGTGCTATTCCATCGGATAAGAGCCCTAAATTAAAGTTACTAGCGGATGAATTGCGAGATTCTGGGTTAATCACTGGTGGTAGTGATACCACGGAAGACCTCGTAAATGTCTACAATCTAGCTAAAATTTGAAAGGAAACATAAATGAGTAAATTACATGATTTTGCAC